AGGAAGTAACGTAAAGTTAAGAACTATTCGGTCAGTAAAACTGCCTACTCTCATGTGGAAGCCCGAGGGCAACACATAAGTTTCTTAAAAATATACGTCACCCTCATTTGAGGAGATCCTACAATAAAACCCCTGAAAACAGGGTAAAATTGACCATTCTTCAATCAATTTTGCTCAGGGAGAGCAAAACGATTTTATCATAGTAAAATCAATTTTGCTCTTCCACACACAATAACCTCCCGTTCGGGAGGAAAATTGTGTGGAATGCCGGGTGTTTACATCTACCCGGAAGATGAATTATTTATAGCTAATTAAACTATGCGATAGGGACTGAGGCCTTCAATTCGATGACTGGAATACCAACAAAGAAGAAGGGCGTGAAGTCAGGTCCGCTAGCGCAAAAGAAGTCACCCATGACTTCTTTAGCTCCTGTTGATGATACCAAGGCGTCGTAACCAACGGAGAGCTCATTAATATGATCTCTCACTATAGTGGTACCAGCCAACCACGGAGATGGATGAGTATTAACAAATCTCTGATCGCTAATAAACGGCACCAACACCGTGGCGCCAGTTTGCGTTTTGTCATTGTACAGAGCAATACCACTGCCAGCACCCCCAACATTCCGGTGCGAATACGAATCGCGAGACAACTTGGATGAAGTAGCTCTAACCACAGAGTCTACCTCATTGTATCCCGCCGGTGTCATAATCTTAATAGCACCATCGGCTATAGGTCGTCGGACAAAATCAACTAGCAGATTACTACCGTCAGTATTAGAGTTAACACCCCAATACATGGAACCTCGCCGCCCAGCGAAGCATGGTGAAATCCACGACACAAAAGAATTATGCACGAAATTCATTGGCGTCGCACCCACCGTTGTGTGAATTCCACGCACATCTGAATCAAACTGCTCACTCAGTGGATACATGTAAAATTGGGACCTAAACAAGGCAATCTCATCCGCGGTAGCTCCCAGAGGGAGAGCATAAGACCGCGTAAAACAATGACGGTGCATCAGTTGACGCAGAGATAAAGCGGTTTCTCCACCATACACCAAGTGGAGTTTTTCAGCAGTACTCGTAGTATCACCGAGATCATCAATAGTGGTAACATCTCCTTGCACTTCCCATTGTGCCAAGGAGGGTGGGGCGATGGGACCCATCAGCTTGAAATCATCTCCAGCTCTTACAAAGATTGCGAGAGTAACTGGAGCTGTTGACGTGGGGGACGTCAACTCATTTGCCACTGTAACTTGAAGTTGCCCATTGAACTCTTCACCGGGCCCAGCAGTGATATCAGCAACAGTAGCGCCATACGGCACACCGTTGGCGATAGCCAATGCTGGATTCCTCAAAAATGCTTTACCCTGCATATAAGGGACACGAAACTCAATATCTTGGCACTGGGTGATGTCATACACCTTGGTGATATTTGTTGTTTCGTTCATCGGATTTAACACTACATTCACATGTGGACTGGGGTCCCACATAACCTTCAGATAACCACGGTGATAGGGAGTGCAAATAACTCGAATACGGAAAACAATTGAGCCACTCCAATACTGATACATACTACATGCATGAGAAAGAGGGGTGGGCCACAATCGATTATCCACACGACCAGCAAATAGTGCTGGCTTTATAGCCACAAAAGCCAGAGTATCTTCTGGTAGATCAGAAGAGTCCCACTGCACATCATATAGGAAGGATTCCCTCCCAACAAAATTGCTCAAAGCTAATTCGTCAGTCCCATCAAGACCAACAGTTCGGGAATCGATAGATAGCTCGTTCTTGGGATCTAACGTGAGTTTGGGTGTTGGAGCACTAATTTCAGAGGATGCAAAACCATGGAATGGTAGGTCCTTGAAAGGCATCACATCAGCCAAAACGGGCACGTTGGTGTACCCAAACCATGCCGCCACATTGGACACGGCACCAGCACCCATAGCTGTTGCCCGAGCAAATGGACCGATTATTGGAACATCACTCATCTTATGCCCTAGATTCGCAACGGCCGAAGCGATTGTGGATATTGGGCTAATCCCATAATCATCCATACTACCTTGCAAATTCACCGTCGGAGCCGCCAACTCCAGGTTCTCTGCCCAAGCGTAGATTTTCACTGTAACGTTTCCGCCCGCTACACCATTAGCATTACGGAGCGCTACAAGGGAGTTCAGTCTCAAACGCCCTAAACGCTCAATTGGAAAAACACTATTCCCAACCCAATTCTCGGGGTAAAAGAAAGGGAGCGACATTTCACCACCCGTAGATGATGAAACATCCCCGTAAATGTGTGGTTTTTGGGAATGTGTGATCCGGAACATATTGGAGGATCCTGAAATGGCAGGATGATATGTGGGCATCGGATCATAGGAGGCCAAAAAGTAGGAATAGAAAAATGGAGAGGCAGAGACGATAATCTTGACTCTCAAGTTGGCCCTAAGTAGACCATAATTTTCAATCTTCCGCTTAATGGCAGGCTCCGTAAAGAATAGAGACCAAGGATCTATGTTAACAGACAGGGCATTTCCCTCCACCCAGTCGGTGGTGGAGATTAACACAGGTCGCTTCCAAAAATCTCCGAGCTCTAATCCAGAGATAGCCGAAGTGTCAAAAGATGTAACTTCGGAAGTGGGCATATCCAGCGCAGTACCTGGTGAGGCACTTTCAAACTGAATTTGCTGCTGCTGCAAAGATGCAGGAGCGGGAGTCGCATTAGCGATCCCAGTTGAGGAGTTTAAAGCATCCTCAGGCATCAGGGGGGGGTTGATAGAAAGTAGTTTTAGCTCATGACAAGGCCTACTCAGATCTTGTCAAGCGTTGGTTTACTTTGTGGGTTACCAGTCCACGACCTAAATAGGTATTTGGGGATCGCCCAGGTAACGAGGTTGTACCGCCCGTTGATATGATAATAGAAAAACAAACAAAGTCAAATTTCACACACGTATATTAAGATACAATCAATAGTTTTGGTTACGACATACTAATAAAGCCGACAAGCCACCTATAAGGTAGACTTGGTTTTGAGTGACACATCATGGAAATTTTCCCACAATGTATCATATGACAGAAGAGGGGAATCTACAAAGTAGGACTCCAATTCTGCTCTCGAAATGACATCCCGCAACATGGAGCACCGTTCTTCAAAGACAATCTGCCCGTAGTGCCACCACTCGCGATGTGCCGAGTGAATAATATCCTTCAGTTGCTCGCCAACCGTGATACTCTTCGAACGTCCGTATACACACAACATCTTGAAGATACTCTCTTCATCCAAGGGTGCCGTGTAAACGCTGTGATCATCATTCCATCTCCAAGAGCGTTTCAAGAAACTAGCTTCAGAAATATCAATGAAGGGAACAGATGCTGCTTCCTTATCAGCCATGGTATAAACCACACCGATACTGTTAAGGGCGCTCTGCACGGTCGTGTGATTAAAACCGCTACAATGCTGAGCCACAGACATAATGTTGTCATCACCGTAAGTCATCAACGAAACATTCTCTGAGAAAGTCATAACATCGTGACCAGTTTTGTGGAAAGCCAGTCGCATATACAAAGAATTCGCAATTGAATTGATAATAACAGTGAGGGGATGACCCGAAGGATTAGATCCCCAAAAGGTTACCAAATCGCCATTGAAATCGACCAAAGGGTAAGCTGTGTCTTGGGCAACACAGCGCATACCCTTGATATCTTCATCAGAAAAGTTGCCACTCTCAATAGCTAGTTCGATCAAAATGTGAAAAGCCTCCAAGATGAGCACAGGTGGCATGCGCTTATCATACGCCTTGTAATCCCCAGCAATAATACGATCACTACCAAATTTGGTAATGTGATAATACATCGCGGACCACTCGGTTGAAGGTGCGACCGTTCCTACACCACACTCAAACTCGAATTTGAAATTCTGCATCAAACGAACATGACTCAGGAAAAGTTCCCGCACAACTACACTCCAATCAAAGGGTGCTCCACAGAAAATTCTAGTCTTGCCCGTCTGGGCCTTCTTGGCAGAAACGGCCTCATCCTTCAAATGGGCAGTAAAAACTGGATTATATGCAATACCCTGATCATACAATTCACGGACATGAGCCACACGAGCACTCATTTCCGGCAACAATTTGACAGGATCCATTAGGCCACGCTGAGGAGTTTCCTTCGTCAGATGTTTCTTCTTACTTTCTGCAAAAGGAGCTCCTGCTGAAGTGCCGCGCTTGACACCATCAACAAAAGCAATACCTTCTGCGCCATTGATAGAAGTGAACTCGTCATACCGTTGGAGAACTTTTTTAATAGCTCCCTTAGGCAAAACATTCCGAACATTAGCCAAATAAGACTTGCCACACAATCGTGCCTCAGCTGTGGTAATCTCTGTCACCGGATTAACCATATCCAGTGCCGCAATACGCCAGGGTCGCCAGCCTGTCATGACTGGCTTGCAAAAAGTTGTGGAAATACCATATTCCGCCAAGTGATCTCGAATAGGCGTACTGGTAACTCTACTTTTTGGATCTGCTCTCTTCCCGACGAAGCTGCCGTGCATGGTGGCACTTCCAGACATGTAGCGGAAAACGCTCTTGGGATGCAAATCAACCAGATCTCTAACTCCTCCTTGACTAGCAAGAACAGGAGCTTCCCGATCCATAGCGGAATCATCAAAT